AGAGCTGGGTTTTCCGTTTATTATTACATCTGGTTACAGATGCGAAGAACATCCAATAGAAGCGCGAAAGAAAACTCCAGGAACTCATGCTGAAGGATTGGCTGCTGATGTATATGTAAGAGGAAGCAAAGCACTCGACATAGTATCAAAAGCTAAAGATTATGGATTTACTGGCGTTGGCGTAAATCAAAAAGGAGATGCTCGTTTTATACACCTAGACATCTCAGAAGAAAAAGAAAGCAGACCAAGGCCACACATTTGGAGTTATTGATGGACAACCCTATATTATTTTGGAACGCGATTATCACACTCGTTTATGTTCCTATGATCTATAGCATTCGCACCAATGCAGCAGATGTAAAAAGAGTTGAGATATTACTAAACAAAACAAGAGAAGAAATACCATCACGCTATGCAACCAAACAAGACTTGCATTTGGATATGAAAAGAATTTTTGATAGATTAGATAAATTAGACGAAAAAATTGACAAGCTAATAGCTAACTAAAAAATATATGCCATCACAAGAAGATATACTAAACTCAAACGAAGCAGAGTTAATTCTTAACTCAGAAACATTCACACAAGCTGTAAACAATCTTAAAGAAGACTATATAAATTTATGGTTATTAACCAAAGATAGTGATATAGATAAAAGAGAAAATTTACACAAAGCAATAAAACTTTTACCCGAAATAGAAAAACATCTCAGAATAATAGTAGAGAAGGGTAAGATCACAAAGTCACAATTAGGAAGATTGCATAAAGTTGTGTAAAATTTAATTTAGTATTGTTAAAATACTACTTTACATTTTTAAGGAATGAATATGACCAACAACGCAAAGCCGATTGGTTTACAAACAAATTTAGAACAGACAGAACAATCTTTCGAAAGTTTTTTGACTCCAGCGGAACAACCAGAAAACGAACTAGAAGAAACATCAGAAGAGCTAGTCAACCAAGACGAAGTCATTGAAGATGATGAAATCATTGAAGAAGACGTTGAATTAGAAGACGAACTTGAAGAAGATGAAGACGAACCTCAAGAAGATCAAGTAGAAGCAGAGGAGTCCGAGCAACCACAACTATATACTATTAAAGTAGATGGTGAAGATACCCAGGTCACGCTTGAAGAACTCCAAAACGGATACAGTCGCCAAAGAGATTATACGAGAAAAACTCAAGAGTTAGCTGAACAGCGTAAAGCTATTGAAGCTCAACAAAAAGAAATTTCTCAAAAAGATGCAATTTACTCACAGTTGTTACCAAAATTGGAAGCGACTTTGAAAGGCGAGTTAGAAAACGAGCCAGATTGGAATGCACTTTATGACGCTGATCCTATTGCCTATGTCCGTGAAAAAGACTTATGGAATGAGAAGAAGCAAAGGTTACAAGCCGCACAAGACGAAGCTAACAGACTTCAACGAGAACAAGCTGAAAAGCAAAAGAAGGAGTTAGAAGAATTTGTCAAGTACGGTAACGAACAATTGCTAACACAAATTCCAGAATGGCAAGACAACGAAATAGCAGTTAAAGAAAAAAATGCTATTCGGGATTATGGTATAAATGTTTTAGGCTATTCATCTCAAGAGATGGACAGCGTTTACGACTACCGAGTTTTACTTGGTTTAAGAAACGCATGGCTACAACACAAAACCGTACAAGCTACTAAAGTCAAACCAACTGAAAAGAAAGCAGTTGCTCGTACTGCAAGACCTGGCACTTCAAACGTACCAAAAACAAAAACTCCTGTGAAGAGAGCGCGTCAAAAATTAGCTAAAACTGGAAAAGTCCAGGATGCGGCTAAACTATTTGAACAAATAATATAAACTTTTAAACATAGGAAAATATCATGGCTAAAGTAACAAACGCATTTGATACATACAGCGCGACTGCTGATAGAGAGCAACTTAGTGACGTTATTTATAACATCTCTCCTCAAGCAACTCCGTTTATGTCTGCAATTGGAAAAAACTCAATTAAGAACGTAGTTTTTGATTGGCAAACAGAAAACTTACCTACTGCTTCAGGCGCAGGTCAACTAGAAGGTTTTGAACTTTCAAGATCAGCTTCTACAGCTACATCAAGAGTAAGTAACGTGGCTCAAATCTCATCAAGAGACGCAACTGTGACTGGTTCACAACAAGCATCTGATCCTGCTGGTAAGAAGTCAGAAATGGCTCACCAACTAGCAATCATGGCTAAAGCTCTTAAGAGAGATATGGAAGTGGCTCTTTGTCAAAAGAACCCAAAACAAACTGGTAATGCTACAACAGCAAGAACTACTGGTGGTTTTGAATCTTGGATTACTTCAAACGTATCAAGAGGAACTAACGGTGCTGGTAACGGTGGCGGTGCTGCTCCAACTGACGGAACACAAAGAGCTTTAACAGAAGCATTATTAAAGTCTGTATTACAGTCTTGCTTCTCTAATGGTGGCGAGCCTTCATTAGCAATCTGTGGCCCAGTTAATAAGCAAAAAATATCTGGCTTTACAGGTAGAGCTTCAGCTAGACAAATGATTGATGCAAACACAGTAGAGGCTTCTGTTTCTATTTACGCATCAGACTTTGGTGAGTTGAAAATCGTTCCATCTAACTTCAGTAGAGAAAGATCACTTTTATTAGTTGATCCTGACTACGCTAAAGTATCATACCTAAGAGACTTCAAAACAGTTGATATCTCAACAATAGGTGATGCAGAAACTAAGATGATTGTAGCTGAGTATGGATTAGAAATGAGCAACGAAGCTGCTCACGGTATAGTCGCAGACTTAACAACTTCATAAGTTAGTTAGACTTTAGGGAAGGCTTCGGCCTTCCCACCCTTTATTAAACATGTCACAAAAACGCACAATTACTGATTATAAAACTGGTTACAAATCAGAGTTCATAACCGAAGACGACAAAGTTGTTTATCATACAACGCAAGATGTTGCTCCTGTCATTGACCACGTCAAGAAACTAAGAGACAATACTATTAAGCCTGGAAAAGATATGCGCCACATAGCCGAAGTACCCATGGTAATTTGGAATAAAGCATTAAGAGAAGGTTGGTCGCAAGACTCCGCAAAGTGGAAAGAGTGGCTCAATAATCCAGATAATAAAGTGTTTAGAACTTGGCAAGGTAAAGTATGACGTATGCAGAATTAAAAACAGCTATAGCTGGTTATCTTAATAGATCAGATTTAACATCTACTATAGATACATTTATTGATAACGTAGAAGCTGAACTCAACAGAAACCTAAGAACAAAAGACATGATTAAAAGAGCTACTGCAACAGCAGATGCTCAATACTTATCAGTACCAAGTGATTGGCTAGAAGCCATCAATGTAGAAATCACATCAAACGATTTCAGTCCGTTGTTTCAACAATCTATAGAATCTTTAGATGTTTATAGAAAAGCAAACAACAACGCTACAGGTCAACCAGCTTACTTTGCAATGGTTGATGACACTTTAGAATTAGCACCAACTCCTGACGTAGCTTACACCCTACAGCTAACTTATTATGGTAAAATAGATGCGTTAAGTGATAGCAATACAACTAACTTTGTATCAGTATCGCACCCAGACGTTTATTTATATGGTGCATTAAAACACGCTTCTATTTACTTAATGGAAGACGACAGAATAGCAATGTTTAGTCAACAGTTCGACAAAGCATTAGAACAAATGAGAATGTCTCAAGAGAAGTCAGCATTCGGTAAAGGATCACTTTTACAAAGAAGCAGAACTTACGGAAAGAAACAAAAAAGAAATTACTACTACGGTAATTAAAGGAGAACACAATGGCAGGATTTAGTGATTATTTAGAAGACAAAGTTTTAGAGCATGTCTTTGGTGGCAATGCTTACTCAGCACCATCAACATTATATGTTGCTTTATACACAGTAGCACCTACCGATACAGGCGGTGGAACTGAAGTATCAGGCGGTGGTTATGTAAGAAAGACATCAACCTTTAACGTATCTGGTACTAACCCAACAACAGCATCTAACTCAGCTGCTGTAGAATATCCAACAGCTACAGCAGACTACGGAACAGTAGTTGCAGTTGGTATTTTTGATGCTTCATCATCAGGCAACTTACTAGCATACGCAAACTTAACTACATCAAAAGTTGTTAGCACAGGGGATGTTTTCAGATTCAATACTGGTGATTTAGACGTAACACTAGCTTAACATCATGGCCAGTATAGGCTATAACAAAGGCTACTATTCAAGATCAAAGTATAACGATCTTGCGTTTCAAGCCGAAGCAACTATATCTGCGACTAGCGGATTTACCGCAGTTGGAACACAAATAGATGTACCTACAGCAGTCATACAGGCTGTTTCAGGCTTTACTGCAACTGGTACACAGATTGATAGAGCAGTTGCAACTATAAGTGCTGTATCAGGTGCTAGTGCAATAGGAAGAAAAACGCATGGTGCTAATGCAACGATTGCAGGAGTATCAGACTTTGACTCGCAAGCATTTATTACCGCAGCTGGTTTCTCAACCATTGCACAAACATCAGGCTTTGATGCAACAGGTAGAGCAACATTTGCAGGTGCATCAACGATCAATCAAACCAGTAGCCTTGTCGCTATTGGTGGTCTAAAATGGGAAGATATAATTGTTCCAGACGATACATGGACAGATCAGATAGTTGCAAGTGCAACATGGACAGATCAAAGTAACCCATCAACAAATTGGACTGAATTAGACAAACAAGAGGCAGCTTAAATGGCAGATACATATACAACTAATCTAAACTTAACCAAACCAGAACCAGGTGCAGCAGAAGATACCTGGGGTATTTCGCTTAACGCTGACTTAGATGCACTTGATGCAATCTTTAGTAGTTCTGGTACACAGATTAATTTAAACCCAAACCAAATTAATTTCGCAGACAACAAAAAAGCCATATTCGGTACAGGCTCAGATTTAGAAATCTACCATGATGGTAGTAACTCAAACATTGTTGATACAGGAACAGGCTACTTATCCTTGAGAGGTACTGATTTAAGGCTACAAGATTCTACTGGTTGGAACTTTGTTATATGTACAGATTTAGGGCAAGGTGGTGAAGTAGCTTTATTACATTCAAATATCCAAAAGCTGAAAACAACCTCAACAGGCATAGACGTAACAGGAACAGTTAAAGGTGATGGGTTGACTGTATCAACAGCAGGTAATTTAACTGCTTTATTAGATAGCACAAGTGGAACTCCAAAATTACAATTTCGTTCAGGCTCAGGAACATTATCTAGCTTTATACAAGGCGGAGTAGGTGGAACG